GTCTTCCCGGTGCGCTTAGTGTAGATACCGGCCAGGATCTCGGCGTGCTGGTCGAGGGCGTTGGCCATCTTCCTCATATCGTCCGAGGTGCCTGCGACCATTCCGGAGGGGTCGTGGATCATAAACAACGAGGCTTCGGCCATCTCGATGGTGTCACCTGCAAGGGCGATGATGGAAGCAATCGAGGCAGCGATGCCGACCACGCGGGTGGTCACCGGCGCCTGCCGACCTCGCAGCATATTGTAGATGGCCAGGCCGTCCCAGACGTTACCGCCGGGGCTGTTGATCTCGACCACCAGGGGCCCGGGTCCGACAGACTGGAGAGCGTCGGAGAATGCCTTGGCCGAGATTCCAGAGCCACCAAACCAGTCTTCACCGATCTGGTCGAATATCTGGAGCACCGCCGGCTCATGGACCGAGGCGCGCGGCTGGTAGGAAAGCCAGTTGGTAACTTTAGTCATTGGTTTTCTTGGCTCTGGTTTTCCGTTTCTTGGGCTCGAGCACTGCGACCACCTCTTCGATGGGCTCTGCCGGGATCGGCTCGGGCATAACTTCGGAAGGTGGCTGCTCGAGAGCGGCCGCGGCAGGCTCTGGGGCTATCGGCTGCTTTTGAGAGTTGGAGATCTCGGAGACATCGAGGCCGTACTTGACCGCCAGATCTTGGATGTACCGGGCCTGTTGAGCCTTGGCCTCCAGGGCGGATCGCCAGTCGATGCCTCGGGCACCGTAGATCTCGTCATAGGTCGTAATGCCGGCACCGAGTTCGTTGAGTTGGGCGGCAGAGTTGCGGCCGACGTCGACGTTAGGGGCTCGCGGCGCCTGGATGGCGACCTCGTACCAGTCGTCAGGAGAGTCTCGCAGGGTGGGGTCGGTACGGATGGCGTACTCCATCACATATTCCCAGATCCTACGGGCGGCCGAGGCCATCACCTGGTGACGGCTGCGGAACCACACCGAAGACATATCGAGAGCGCCACGGTACACGGTGCCCTGCATTCCCTCTGGGAAAACCAGGACGTAAGGGATGCCGACTCCAGCACAGACCTTCTCGGTCAGGCTGCGCCAGTACTCGCGCATATTGACATTCGGGCGATCCGCGGCGAACTGCTCGAACTCGTCGCCGGTCTTGAGCACCTTGACCGAGGCGCCGAAGATGTTCTCGTAGTAATTCTGGGCGGTGCCCTGGGAACCAGCAACACCAGATCGGAGGCTGGTCGCCTGGACCTCTCCGGAGCTGGTCTTGATCACCTGGGCCACGCTGGAGGCGAGCTTACAGGATTCCATCTCGAGCTTCTGGAGGTCGTCCAGGTCGTGAAGATCATTGATCACACAAGCCACGAAAGGCAGGCCGCGGAGCTGGCCGGCACGTTGGGCCTCGTAGATGTGGATCACCGAGTCGGAAGAAATGGATCGGATGTCGGTCAGTTGTCCCTGCTGCTGCTCCTGGCCGCAATAGTAGGAGATAGCTCGACCCGTCCTGGTGTCGAACCTGACGCCGTCAAATACATCGGGAAGGGCCTCCTGGCCATTGGGCGTGGAGACTTGCTGCGGCTCAATGAGCTGCAATCGGGGCCGGCCGGTCTCGCCCTTGGTCAGGAGGATAAAACTTTCGCCATCGTAGAACCATCCACGGGCGGCCAGTGACATCAGGGTGCCGAAAGACTGCCGGGATCCGATGTCAGGGTAGCGGCTCCAGGTGTCCCACCATTTCTTAGCCTTCAGGTTCCAGTCGGGATTCGAGCTGGCCGGCTGGACTGAGAAGTTACTGCCGACGGTGTAGTTCTCAAACAGGTCACCAAGGCGGTTCATGACCGCGTTGTTCTGCTCGAAGAATCGGGACTTTCGGACGATCTGCTGACGGGTAGAGGCAGTGACATCGAACCGCACCGAGGTGTAGCTGGTGTCTAAAAAGGAACGGCGGAGCGAGTTGGACGCGCCCTCGTAACGGTCGACAGGTGCCGACCGGAACTTGCTTAGGATGTTGTCTAGGAATCCCATTAGCTGATGTTCATCCGATAGGTTGCCTCTCGGCGGAAGTTAGAGAAATCGCCGCCGTACGACGTAACAGCAATTAGGACCACGGCCACCATCTTGTTGTAGATCTGGGCGTCGGTAGGGCTGGCGATGCCGTCCTGACTTAGTAATTCAACGGCCAGGTCGTAATCGTCGACCAGGCTTTCCCACATCTCGACCATCTCGGACGGTGTGGGGGCACCTTTGCCGGGCTCGGCGAACTCTACCGAGACATCGGAGGATGAGGTCGACCGAACCACCTGGCCGGATTCTATCACGGTGGCCGCGGCGATAGACTTGGCAGCCAAGGCAGCCAGGAGCGTCACACCGCCTAGTGTCGAGTAGACACTGCGGAGATAAGCTCGCTTGATTGCTACGGTAAAAGTGAACACCTCGGGCCGGATCTTCACCGATCCTAGGGTGACTTCAATAGGTTAGCTGGTTATTGACTCGCTTGACGTAACTAGATCATTCCAGAGCATCACCATGGCGAGCTGCATTATCTCGCAGTCGTGAAGATGGTCCGGCCACTTCTGGTTGCGTTTAACCCAGACGTGTTTGATGCGGCCGGCTCGATTGGCCTGGGGGCGTAGGACGTGCGAGTCTAGGTGGCGCCAGTAGAGATCAGGCTCGGCTATGTAGGTGCCTTCGGCCTGGACGCTGGGCGGATCCTGGTGCACGCCCCATTCCCGGTCGATGTCGCCTTTTCGCAGGCGGGACAGCATATCTCGGAGGTGCTCGGTGTCGAACACCAGGAGGGGCTGCACGACGTCGGTACGCATCGAGGATGATGTCGACAGGCCGAAAGGGTGCACCGCCCCGGTGGCTGTCGTGAACCGGGCGCCTGTCTCCCGGCCTTTGAGTGGCATCCAGCCGATCACCATGGGCTTCCTGAGACCGCCTTCCGGTGGGTATCGGAGCCCACATGGGAAGTTGATCGGGTTTGAGGTCACCGATGAATAGCTGGAACAAGCGTCGTAAACCACCTGAGTGTTGAAGCCTGAGTCGATGCCGACATCCATGTCATGGACATCGAGGGCCACCTGGATCCTGCGGAGGGCTGCGAAGTCGTCGGCATGGCCGGCTGCAATCAGGGTCGAGTTGCCGTCCTTCCACTCGCGGCACACCCACCAGAGGAACGGCGCCACGGCCTGGACGTCGGCCGTCAGATACCGGCGGCCACCGTCGACAGCCACGGTCGTCGATGTCTCTGGGCGCTCCTGCTGCACGTCCTGCTGCTCCCATGGCTCGGCCAGGTTGCCGTTGATGAAGCCCTGAAGGCCGGCCATCGATGATTTGGCTTCGAGGAAGGCCACGGCTAGGTGTCCCCAGGTGCACTTACGGTCGGGGCTGTAGAGGCTGCTCAGGTGATAGGACCGCACACCGGGCATGGCATTGGGATTCTCTGGTCGCCACTGGCCATGGCGAAGGGAGGCCACCTTATGTGAGTCGCTTATGTGGCCTTGGCATAGCTGGCAGACGTAGTGCGCGGAGGCTCGGACCTTGGCTAGGTCGGGCTTGCCGTCCTCGGCCCTAGCGTCGTCCCAGGTCACCTGGCGCCATTCGAGTTTTATCAGCTCCCGGCAGTGTGGGCACGGCAGATAGTACCGGCGTTGATCGCCACGGAGGAAGCGCTGCCAGATTCGGCCTTCGACCACGGTGGGCGTCGATGTCATAAAGGCCTTGGAGCTGCTGAAGGACTTGAGGCGCTGTTCAGCCAGGTCGAGAGCGTCGGCCTCCCGGGCTGTGGCATCGGCGAACTTGTCGACCTCGTCGGCTATCAGCACCCGTACCGGGCGGCTTGCTAGGTTGGCCGGGCTGTTGGATCCTACGAAAGTCAGGGTCGACCGCGTGAAGTTCTGCTCGAGGTAGGTGATCTTGTCGGCCTCGGCCGGGTAGCACTCGAGCATGGCTGGGCTGTCCTCGAGCATGGGAAGCCAGCGGCTCTTCGAGAATGACCTAGCAAGGCTCTCGGTGGGCATCAGCCACAGCGCCGGGCTCGGCTCATTAGCGATTAGCCAGGCCAGGCCGGCCATTAGGGTGGTCGTCTTCGATGTCTGTGATCCCCAGCACAGCGTCACCTCGTACACCGATGGGTCTTTCCAGGCCTCCATTGGCTCCCGGGTATACGGTCGCACCGAGGTGCTGAATGGCCCGGGGTGCTCGGTCTGCCGTTGGGTCAGCTTGAGTGATGCCTCGGCCCAGTCGACCACCGTCTGCTGCGGGGTGGGGCGGTAGAGGTTGCGGCGGTAGTCCAGGAGGCTGCGCTCGAGGTCGGTTAGGTTTTCCATGGGTCGGTCTGGTGTAATGTCTTGAGCGCCACCTCCTGCACCCAGCGGTTGAGCTCCTTCTCGCAGTGCTCCGGATCGTGGGGGCTGATTCTGCCTGATAGCTGTTTGGGCATCGACTTGAGCAGGGAGGCCACGGATCCATCGTGCTCCTGCATCACCCGTCGGACCCAGTCGCCGGAGACTAGGCGCCGTTCCTTCTCGGCCTGGGCGATTACCTCATCCCTGGCGCTGGTGAGGTTCTTAG